GATCTATAACATTACGTTTATGATAATGACCATGTGCTGCTAATTCAATCCAATCAAATTTATTCCAAAAATCTATCCATTCTTTAAATTTAGATATTGGAAATTTTTCATGGTAATTAGATGGTATAAAATGAGTAAATTTACAACCATATTCCTGGTTTAATAATGTTAAGTATTTGGTACATTCATCATCAGGCATACCCCACCCAATATTAGGATGAGTGTCATCAATTGGTATAACTACATTTAAATTCATAATGAGTTAAAAAATTTATTTAAATATTTATTAACTACTTCTTCACTATGATATTTTTGATAATTTAACTTAGCATTTTTACTACATTCATTATAAAATTCTTTATCATCTCTTAATTTAGATGCTAATTTAATGGCAGATGCTGTGTCATTCATTTCTACACTTAAATTAGGATGTATATTACGTTGTGTATCTAATTCACTATAACCTATACACGGTATACCTAGAAAACCACAATTCATAGCAAAAGTACCGGCAGCTATAGTAGGCATAAGATGGACAGCGTATTTGAATTCAGCTAATTTGTAAATCCATTCTACCCACTGCATGTAAGGTAAATGTGTTACTAATTGTTCTTCATTGGGTTGTCTTCTACCCATAGAGGGTGCAAATATTGGAGTCTGAAAGTGTCTTGCTGTTACAAAACTATCAAATCCACCATACCATCTAGTAAAGTTACCCCCTATAATTGCTTTATTTTCTTTTTTAATTTTTAATGCTTCTTCAACTGAGTCAGTTACCATTAAAGAAGTAATGTCACTTACAGGAATTGATGGGTTTATACCTTGGAAATAAGGTATATCTGTTTTATTTTCGGTTAAAATACCATCTACATTAGATAATAAATTATAATGCCATATTTGTTGCTCTACCCTCATGTCCTGAAATATCCAACTAGGGCCTTCTTGCATAAATAAAACTTTATTTGCTATTTTTTTTGCTTCGGATACTATATCAACTGTTTCTAATTTATCTCTATCTTTACCTGTTTTAGGAATTAATAGTACAGCTATATCATATTTTGTTGTTATAGAATTAATATTAAATAAATTATCATGATCCGCCTGTAAAGTACACATTTGGGCAAATTCTACTCTCATATTTGGATGATTTCTAGGTATTTTACCTTTAAATCCCATTTGAGATAAAAATATAATTGATTTATCCATTTAAAAATTTGTTAAGTTTAGTTAAATCCATTCTGGTGTCAAATGGAGTTTTAAATGGGGGTGGTATTACTTTACTTGTTTTCGGTGCAAGTTCTTTTAACCATTTATCTCCGGTGCCTACATTAAAAACCCCACTAGCATTTTTATTTATTAATTGAATTATTAATCCTGCTATTTTATCAACAGTATCTCCAGATGTTTGAACTTTCCAAACTTTATCATAAATAAAAGGATTAGGTTTATGTAATTCTCTACAAATAAGATAATTTTTATTATTTAATTTAATATATTCATCTGCTAATAATTTAGTATAAGCATACCATGATTGAGCAGGAAATGGTAAATCATCTTCAGATGGTGGTTTTGGGTTATTAGCATAAACAAATTCCGTAGATATATGTACTAATTTTTTACCATATTCTGAACACCAGTCAGATAACCTTGATACTGATTTATAATTAATATTATAATGTGGGATTGGGTCTGATGAATAAGAATCAGTATGTGCTATACAATTAATTATTATATCGTATTTAACTAAGTATTGAAACCAAGGGGTTAAATCAGTAAAATCAAGATCATGGGTATTTCTACTAATGAAATCCCAATTTGTTTGATTTGCTAATTCTGTTCCTAGCAATCCATCTCCTAATATTAATATTTTATTTTGCAAAGAATTCTTTTACTTTATCACATACATAATCAACGTCTTCAACTGTCATACCATGGTGCGCCCCTAATAAGAAACCATTTTTCATAATAATATCCGAATTTTTAAAATCTTCTAAATATTCTCTATAAACTGGGTGTCTAGTAACATTACCAGCAAATGTAACCCGTGTTTGAATATTTTGTTCTTCTAAAAATGTTAATAATTCTAATCTATTTTCAGTTTGTAAAGGCATAGCTAACCAATTTGGTTCAATACTGTCATCAGGTAAAATTAAATCACCAACACCTTTTAAATTCTTTAAATAACGTTCAATGTTGTCTCTTCTAATTTTAGCATTAACACCAAACCTTTCTAATTGAACAATACCAAATGCAGCATTCATTTCACTTGCTTTCATATGATAACCTAATACACTATATAAAAATTTATGATCATAAGGTATCCCATCTACAATGTGGTTAAATCTATCATCCATAATTTCCGAATCATCACCTAATCTACCCCAATCTCTATATTGTAAACATTTAGTAACGTGTTTTTTATCATTATACATTACCATTCCACCTACACCTCCAGCTGTAATAACGTGTGAGGCATAAAAACTTGTAGTAGCAACATCTGTTACAGGTGTTTTAGTTAAAGTATCAGCTGAATCTTCAATTAAGAAAATATCTTCTCTACCCATTTCAACTAAATATCTTTTTAATTTGTCCCAATCTGGTTTATTACCTATTAAGTTTGGTAACATAATTGCTGATGTATCACTTGTTACTTTGGCTATTACTTGATCTATAATAGCACAATATGTATTTAAACCTACATCTACAAATACAGGTACATATCCTAATTGAATAATAGGAGCTAATGTAGTAGCAAATGTACAAGCAGGGGTTATAATTTTAGTTCCTTTAGGTAAATCTAAGGCTGCTATTGCTAGTAAACAGGCAGAGGAACCAGAATTAACAAAAACACCATATTTTTTTCCAAAGGTTTTTGCTATCTTTTCTTCAAATTCTATAGATTTAGGACCTTGTCCACCTAACCATCCTGATTTAAGGGATTCAACTACGGCATCAATTTCTTCTTGACCGTATGCTTCGTGTTTATAAGGGGCGTACCATATTTTTCTCATAATGTTTCGTAATATTTATTTTGTTTTTCTTGTCGTTTGATTTCTTTTGGGTGATATAATGCTAACCCTTCCATAGTAGGTAATGCGGCATATGTTTTATAACCATCTAATTTTTCATGTACCTTATTTTTCCATTTAATATGTGGTAAATTTTTCCATACTCTCCATTGATAATCAGGCCAATTAACCCAACCTTTTTCATTTACATTCCACCTCCACTGTTGAATATGATCATCAGTTAATCCTTTTACTGTATTAACTCTGGGTACAACATAAACTTCATTTTCAGGATTAGCTTCTAATATTACTGGTAATTGTGATATTAAACTATCATGTGGATATTCATCAGCATCTATTTGAAATATATAATCACCTGAACATAGTGTGGTTAAGTAATTTTTCCAGTCAGCAAAATGATGATTAAAAGACTTAGCTTTACATTTAACATCCTGTTCTTGTAGATAAGACCAAACTTCAGCTGTACCGTTTTGCTTATCAAACAAAACAACTATTTCATCTTCTTGTCTTTTACCTTCAAGAAGAATAGGAATGAGTTTCTTAATTTCATTAACTTCATTACAAACTGTTATTGCATAACTTATTTTCATATCTATTCTGGTAATACCCCAATATACGAAAGAGCATCCATAAAATCACGTTCTTTATAATTAGATAATGTAGTCATATCCATTTTAAATTCTTTTTCTTCATCTGGAATTGCTTTTACAGCTGACCACCCCCAATCATATCTACCATTTCCATTAGCAAATACCATTCCTTTATCTTTAATGTTAATAATAGTAGGCATCCATACTTTACCAGTATCTTCTTCTTCATCCATTAATTCTTTATGAAGTTCAGGTAATAATTCAAATTGTTCATTAAAAAATTTTGAACCTTTTTTCATTAAAGAATTAGATTGAAATCCACATCCATAACATAATTCTATAGATATGTCTTTAGTTACTTCTTGGGTATAACAAGCATCAGAACCACAGCGACTACATTCTTGTAAAGCATCAAATTTCATAATTTATATTTTTTCTAGTTTTGGTAAACTTAACTCTGGTAAATTTAGTTGAACTTGTTTTGGAAATTCAGGTATGTTTGAATTTAAAATATTATTTATTAATTCATCCATTTTTATCCAACTAAAATTATTTTTAACATATTTTATTTGTTTTTTAGATTTTTTAAGTGCCTTATTATATTTTTTATAAACTTCTTCAAAATATTGTCCTATATGAGTATCCTCAGCTTGGAACCATTTAGACTCTTTAATTAACCATTTATTAGCAGCACTATCATGAACATGCTCTAATTTACCTGGAATTAAGTAAGTATTATTTTTATGTAAAAAATCAATTTGACCACTCCATCCTGATGCTATAATAGGTTTACCTGTTAAACCAAATTCTAATAAAGGTCTCCCATACCCTTCTCCTTTAGTTAAACTAACCATAGCTTTAACTTTTGGATTATTGTATACTTCGTTCATTTCACTATCTGTAAAATCTCCATTTAATATGTAAATGTTAGGTAAATCTTTTGAATTTACTGATTTTTTTAGAATGTTTATTTTATTTAAAATTTCTTCTCTACTAATATATGAGGTAACCCCTGTTGTAGTCTTTAATATTAATGCAGGTTTATTTTGTTTATTTTTAAATATTTCTAAAAATGCTTTTACTAATTTACCTACATTTTTTCTATCATGGCCAAATTCACCTTGCATCCAATGTCCTACAAATAAATAACAGAATGATTCCTTAATATTATCTAATTTTACATTTTTAATTTCATTAGATGAAATTTGTTTATATATGTCTAAATTAGCTCCTTCAAAAACAACTTCAATTGGTTTTTCTAATTTTATTTCTCCTATTGGTTTTTTTGTTTGAGGATGAGTTTGTGTATATTTTACTTGTTCAAATATTTTTTTAGAATGTTTAGAAGATACCCAATTGATATCCATTCTATTTAAACCTTGTATCCATTCAGCTTGACATGCAGTTGTTTCTATTCCTGCTGTACAACCTATATTATACTTTCCAACTGGTTGGAATTCATTTGGAATTGTTATTTGCATCCAAATTTCTGGTTTTACCTTTTGCCAATCAGGTGATGCTAAATGGTTTAGTAAAAAAGACCATTCAGGATTTTCTTGACAAAAACCCCATAATGTAGTACCCCATCTCTGAGATAATAATTCTACTTTATATTTATCACTTTTTATAATTGACTTAATAACGTCTCTTGATCTAGCTCCATACCCTGAATAAGTATCAAATGGGGAGGATATTACAAATCTTGGTTTGCTCATTAATATATTAATTTATGGTTTAAAACTCTTCCTTTATGTTCTGTTGCATTTACAATTTCATATTTTTCCTTAGGTTTCCATGTTTCAAATAATTCATTAAATGCCTCTATAACTCTTTTTGCTTGATGTTTTGAAGTAAATCCTGCTTCTTCACTTAAAGCCCATTCTCTACCTTTTAATCCTCTAGATTTTCTTTCTTCTGGGGATAAAGAATATACTTGTCCTAATCTTTTATAAGCATCTTCCCATTTACATCTATCATCAAAAATATAAGGTGTTGGAGGTGAACCTTGAATTGACCTACTTGTTGGATAAACTGGAAATGCCCATTCACCATGTTTTTTATAAGTACCTCTATGATTAGAAGGTATATCAGCACTTGGTGTAAACCATTTTTCATTATCATCAACAAATCTCATTTGGTCTTGCATTCCACCTGTTGTGTTAGCTATAATAGGTGTACCTGATAACATTGCTTCTGTAATGGTTAATCCCCATCCCTCATTAGATGTTAATAATATTTGAACATCTGCCATATTATATAAAAAATTTAGTTTTTCTTGGTTTAATTTTGCAGTTGAAAATTTTATATTATTTTCATACTTTTCATTAAATAAAAACTCTGCTACTTTATTTAAATCAGTACCTGCTTGTGATACCATTTCCGTATGAAGTACTAAATAACATTTTTTAGCTTTATCCTCAGGTAAACTATCTAAAAAGCTTCTAAATGCTAACATAGTATCTGGGATTTGTTTTCGTCTAATATTTCTAGAGTTAAAAAATACTACAAATTCAGGATCATCATCTCCTAATATTGATTTCCTAAATTTTTTAAATTCTTTATATTGTTTATCTTTTTCTCCAATAGGAAAATATTTAGTATGATCTAAACCATGGGGAATATATTTAAATAATTTATTTTCAACACCTTCTAAAACTAGTTTATTAATATTAACAGTTTGTTTAGAAATACCCATTAGCAAATCACATGCTTCATAATATGGTCTATTATACATTGGAGCAGGATAATCATCCCAAATATTTAAATATGTAATTGGAATTTTTTTACGGATTTCATTTTCCATATTAAATAGCCATGTAAAATATCTTGGATCAGTAACTAACATTATAGCATCAGGATTTTCAATATTAATAATTTCCCTTACTAGACTTTCATTCCCATACCCATCAACTGGATATAAAAATACTGATGCATCTTTTATTCCTATATTTTTATTAGTATCTACAGAAAGATCTAATCTTTTGCCCTTTTCTGGGTGTTTTATAGCACCTGCCATTTGTACCCAGTTAAAGTGATGGGCAGTATGTAATACTATTTCTTTTGCTACAGTTGCTACACCTGAGTGTACTCTAATATCGTCACATATTAACAATATTTTCTTCCTTTTTTCTTTAGGAAGATGCTTAAAACTTTTATTCATTTTTAATACAATTTATAGTTCGAGATCTGTTTGATTTGTGATAGCTTTACGGAAATTTTCATCTGTAAGAAACAGATAAATAGATCGATCAGCAAGTTTTTGAAATGAAAACTTTCGTTTCACACATTCAATCTTGAAATTCTCGAATAAATCGCTTTTGACTTTTACACTTGTAAGTGTCATTGGTTTTTTAATATTCATAATCTTGATTTTAATAACATTATTTTAGTATACATATATTGGGATATCAGTAGATTATACCTTCCCCACATAATTCTTTTTCTTCTTTATAAGGACAAAAATTACAAGTCCATTTTGATGGTGTTTTAGGATATGTTTTTTCTTTAATACCTCCATTTGAGGTAAAACACTCATTAATAAAATCACTAATGGCACTTTTTGCTCTACCTAATTTTATTTTACCACTTGGAGGTGTAAATTGTTGTACTCTATATGCTTGATATGGTGACATAATATTTTCGTCATCAATATCTAACACTTTTCTTTTTAATATCATAAACTCAATTTCAATCTTATCTAATGGTATTCCATATTGTTCAGAAAAATATTGTTTATATAATAATAATTGATATTGTTTATCTTCATCCTTTTTAGCATAATCATTCCAACCTTTAGTACTGGTTTTTATGTCGATTATTTTGAATGTCTCTGTTTCTTCATGGTATGTGACAACATCTAGATACCCCATGTATAATACGTTGCTATACATTTTATTTGGTGCAATTATAATTGGTAACTCACAACCAACTAAATATGTACCTTTTTTACTAAAATATCTACTACGTTTTTTTTTAAACCACTCTAATATTGCTACACCATCTTCAAAAAATTCTCTCATTTCTGAAGCATCAGAAAAATGTTCATTATTATTTTTCTTGTATTGAGCTTGGTATTCAGATATATAAGCATTTTGGAAATGATCTTCTATATTTATTTCCCTATCTGCTGCTGCAAATGATTTTTCGTATGCTACATCTAAATAATGTTGCATTGATTCATGTACAGCTGTCCCAAATACAGTGTGTATAGAAGACGTAAATCGTTTAATTTTGTCTTTATACTGTAATTTCCACCTATGAGGGCATCCTCTAAATATTGACATTTGAGAATAAGAAATATTCTTTTGAAATGCAAAATTTATAGGTGATGGGGGATTATTTCTAATCTCCTTTACTATTTTTGGGATTTTTTTAGCCAAACTATTTTTTCCATTTATCGCGACCAACTAAAAGACCGATTATTCCATAATTGGCAATGTCAATAAATGTATCTTGTATACCTTCACCTTCAACAAAGGACCTACCATTAATTAACAAATTTTTTAAACGTGATATTTTATCAGTTAATCTAATACACAGTCCTGTTAATGAAAACTGTTTATCATTATTATTATTAATAATATCCCCACCTAAAGCAATATTGTTTAAACCATAATCCATATGTTTACGGGCAAACATTTCATACATTTCTTTTTGGATTTGCTTAAATTCTTTAGATAATTCTGGGTATTCTTTTTCAAATACCTTTACATCTGATTTTAATCCTGATTTTGCATTCATAATTTCTCTATCACTCATATCTGTAAAATACTTTTTAACTGAATCACCCATTAATTTGCTGTTCTAAGGAAAAATATTTATCTATTGTTGCTAATCTGTCATCAGCATCAACTAACATAGCTAATGCTTCTTCAGCATTTTTATAAAAATCTCCTGTTGTGTGATCACCAATACCAACTGCTCTATCACCTAATAATTCAAGTGATAACAGTGCTTTTGCTTTATCTGCCAATGCAGACGTACGTAACATATCTATTAATTTGTTCATTTTATTAAGGGTTTAATTTCTTTTTTATTTAATCCTATATTATTTAATATACGACTAATTTCTGGGGTATCCAATATATTTATATATTCTTTTGCTTCTTTACTGGAACATTCAAAATAATCTTTGATATAAATAATTAAATCTTTATTAGGTTGGTTTGATTTTGATTTAATATATTTATTCCATTTACTATTTTGAGGTATAAATTCTTTATATACTTGATATATAGCTCTTTTTTCTTGAGGTGGGTATTCTTGAACATAATTTACTATTTCAAGATAATCCTTATTCATAGACAAAAACCTATGAACCATATAACTATTAAAAACATCCCAGTCTTTATCTGAAAATTTATCGACTGGGGTTTTATATTGGTTTATATGTTTGAGCCAATCAAATATATTAGCACAATTCATCAGCTAACTCTTCTCTTAAATCCTTAGGTACAGAATCAGTTAATATTTTTTTAGTTTCAGGATCATAAAATACTGGGATAGGTAATACGGCATCATCGTCTGTTCCTGTTACAAAACGAGATACTTTACGTAAAATTACTCCTTGTTGGAAAATTGATCCACCATTAAAATTTTTAACTTCAGTAGTGTTTTTTAAATCAATTTGAGGTTGTTGTGGTGCTTGTTGCATAATTATTTATTATTTATTAAGTTTTGAATTAACGACATTGTATTTATTTCCTTGTCGATGCGGAAATTAGCTTTATATTGGTGTTCATTTATTAAGATAGCTACTGTACCTTCTTTACCTGGTAAGTATTCAGTTGATCTCTCAAATAATGCTTTAAATAACTCATCAAAATCATCTACGTTAGCATCAGCTATAATTTGACGAATATCATTAAATTTAGATTTATTTGATAAAGCAGTAATAACTTTATCTATATAATTAGATGATACTAATATTGATTGGTCTAACTTTAATATATTATTTTGTGTAGATAATTGTATAGTATTAATACATTTACGTAAATCAGGATAATATTGATTAACTAATGGCACTAAATCATTTATATCATGTTCAATAGATTCTTGTTCTAGGATCCAATTTAAATGTTTAGCAACCTCTTTTTTAGATGGAGGTACAATTTTAAGTACTTGACATCTTGATTGTAGAGGATCAATAATACGCTCTACAAAGTTACAAGTCATAATAAATCTTGTAGTTCTAGAAAATGTTTCTATTATGTTTCGGAGTGATGCTTGCGCTTGAATCGTGAGAAAATCCGCCTCGTCCAAGATAACAACCTTGAGGGGCTTAAATGAAGCAACCGATGCGAAACTAGAGACTTTATCCCTAATAGTTTCGATCCCACGCTCGTCAGAAGCGTTAATATAAATGTGATCACAATCTAAATTTTTAATTATTATTTTAGCTAATGTAGTTTTACCTGTACCCGCAGGTCCGTAAAATATTAGGTTTTGAATATCATTTTGTTCTAAATATTGGGAAATGGATTTTTTAATATTTTTATTCCCCACATAATTTTTTAATTTAAATGGTCGATATTTTTCTACTAATAAACTATGGTTAGTATTCTCCATAAATAGAATATTTCTTTTCGGGTTCAATTTTAACTTCTACTTCATCTGTATTGATAGCGTATAATTGGCTTTTTAATGGGGCTAATCTATACTCACCTCTAAATCCTGTTTTTGTCATATAAGCTTCTAAAGTATCAGTTAGAGTTTTATGGACAGGACCATCAGGTTCATTTGCGACTAATCTCCATTTATCGCCAGGCGGAACTCGCCTGGCAATTAGGATATAATCTTCAATTATTTTTGTTTCTGGTTTGCTCATATTAATATAATTCTCCTTGCATTGATCCCTGAGTAGCTGAATGTACGTGTCTTAATTTTTCTTCAACTGAATTTTTATCTTGGGATAAAGTACATTCTGTTAATAATACAGTACCAGCAATTGATGCTGCATTTTCTAGCGCTAATCTAGTAACTTTCATTGGGTCAATCACGCCTCTTGATTTAAAATCTACAACTTCTCCACTATCAACATCAATACCTGCCCATTCATTATTTCCTGATTCTATTAGTTTATATTTACCTAACATTTGTGCTTCAGTACTATCATAACCAGCATTAATTAGAATTTGTTCAAATGGTTTTTTACAAGATAAAGATACAATTTGATTACCTGTTGTTTTTCCTTCTAAAATTTGAGAAGCATATAATAAAGCAACTCCTCCTCCAGGTAATATTCCTTCTTCAATTGCTGCTTTTGTTGCATGTAGGGCATCATCAACTCTATCTTTTTTTTCTAGCATTTCTGTTTCAGTATTTCCACCTACATGGACAATAGCAACCCCTCCAACAAATTTTGCTAACCTTGATTGTAATTTTTCAATTTCAAATGGGGTTGTTGCTTTGTCTATTTGTTTTTGTAATTCTTCAATACGTGATTCAATTACTTTAACATCACCTTTACCATCTACTATTGTTGTAGATTCTTTTTCTACAGTTACAGTTCTAGCTTCTCCAAACCAATCCCAACTAAATTTATCTAATTTCATACCCTTTTGAGTATCAAATACTGTACCTCCAGTTGTTATTGCAATATCTTCTAAAACTAATTTTCTTCTATCACCGAAATCAGGTGCTTTTACAGCACATACACTCATAGTCCCTCTCATTTTATTAACAATAAGAGTAGCTAAAGCTTCATTATCAATGTCTTCGGCAATAATTAAAAGTGATCTTGCTTGTGAAGATACACTCTCTAAAATGGGTAATAATTCTTTAACTTGTGTTAATTTTTGATCTGCTATTAGGATAAGGGGATTGTCCAGTACAGAAGTCATATCATTGTTATTTGTAACAAAATAAGGTGATTTGTAACCTCTATCAAACTGTAACCCTTCAACAGTTTCTAAATAAGTCTCTCCGGTTTTTGATTCTTCTATATGGACAACTCCTTCTAATCCTACTTTTTCAATAGCAGTAGCAATTAACTTTCCTGTTTCACTATCATTATTTGATGAAATAGTTGCAATTTGTTCTAATTGTTCTTCACCTGAAATATCTTCTGATATTCCTCTTAATTTTTTTATAACATTTGATGTTGCTTCATCAATATCTCTTTTTATTTTAACAGCATTTTCCCCACTATCAAGTGCCTGTAATCCATGTTTAATCATTTCTCTAGCTAGTAAAGTAGATGTTGTTGTCCCATCACCAGCTTTTTCTCCTGTTTTCATGGCTGCCTGTCTAACTAATAATTGACCTAATTGTTCACTTGGATTAGTTTGGACAAATGATTTAGCTACAGTTACACCATCTTTAGTTGAAAGTGGTGCTTCCATTACTCCCTTATAAATTACTACATTTCTACCTGCAGGTCCTAATGTTGATACTACTGCATCTGCTAGTTTATTAATGCCTTGCATTAACCCTTCTCTTGCTACTTTTCCGTATTTAATTTCTGTTTCCATTTATTATATATTTTCTAAATTTTCTTTATCAATTGAATTTACTTCTGTTTCAGCTAATACTTCTCCAACAGTTACTGTTTCTGTAATTTTTGCTAAGATTTGGTTTTCTGGACCTACATAATATTCATCTCCATTATAGGGTAATTTAGTGAATCCCATAGTAGGTAATACTACTTTATCTCCTATTTTTATTTGGGTTGGAATAAAATCTCCTGTTATTGTAGATTTTCCAGGACCAACTGCAATAACAGTTCCTGTTTCGTTTTTTTCTTTACCTAAATCTGGGACTATTATATTCCCATAAGTGGTTTCTTCGATTTCGATCGGTTTAACTATAACCGCATCAAATAGTGCTTCTAAGGCCATCTGTGTAATTTTTAATGTTAGTTTCTATTAATTTAAATTCATTTAAAAACTCAGAAAGAGATTTATAATCTTTTCGAGTGTGTAATTTTTCTTTAGCTACTTTTATAAGTGCTTGTTGAAATTCAGGATAATATCCTTGGGGTTTTGCATATTCAGTTCCATTCCCTTTTGATCTAAAATGATTTTTATCAGGGGTAATCCTTTCGTTTACTGTAAAACATAACTCATCTTTGGTTATGTAATAGGGTTCCATTAAAGGATCTGAAATGGTTGTCAATGATTTTGGTTTTCTTGCCATATATAACTTATTTATTTAGACGTGAATATACGAATAATATTGCGCTAGGACACGCTTTTTTGGTAAAACTTTTATTTTATTTTAATAGACTTTGGTTTAGCTTCATCAGCTAAAGGTATAAAAATTTTCAATAAACCATCAAGCATTTCTGCTTCAGTTATTGATAAATCAAATTTAGGTGCTATTTTATATCTTAAGTCAAATGACTTTTTAGATAAACCATGATAAATATACCCTTCAAAATTATCCCCTTTATCTTCAGGTTTTTTATAGGTAATTTTTAAAATATCTCCTTCGATGTCAAGAATAACATCTTTTTTAGTTAACCCAGTACAGGCAACTTCAAAATGAAGTCCTTTATCATCATAGAAAATATTAAGTGGATGTGGTTGTTTTGAATTTAATGCTGGTGCAAATTTCTCTTCAGCATTGAAGTGATTCTTAAAAAGAATGTCGAAAGGACTTAGATGCCTCTCTAGTAATTGTAATGTACTCATATCATTTAGTTTTATGGGGCCGAAGCTCCCGATTAATTAAAAATATAACTTGTGCCCTAGCTACAATGTTATTTTATTATACGTATGTTAATTTTTTATTCTGCATCAAAGAAAAATATTTGAAATAATCTACTTGATTCAAGATCCCAACCACAATATTCAGATGCTGAGTGGATTAAACCAGCATCCCATAGAACTAATCTATTAAATACATTTCCTACTACATCAACTAAATCATAAGGAGATCTGTCTACAAAAGTTTCTTTACCTACAGGAAATGCTTGATTTAAATCAGGGTGGCTATCATGTCTAATAGAATGAGCACTCCCTAATTGACCTGGGTTGTAATGTTTATATGCCCAAAAAGAAGTACCAGTCCAATAAGGAGCATAAGGAGTTAAATAAATAGCAGCAGCATATGATTGTTCATCACAATGGTAAACTAATTTTGTACCTGCTATATTTGATTGAAATCTCCCATTCATCCCATAATGTTCCCATTTAGTAATTTTTTTTCCTAAAGTTTCTTCAAATTTTTCTTTCATCCCATCAAAGAACCACTGTTTTCTAGTACGTTTACCTAAATACCCAGGATCATCATGGTAAGTTTGAGATAATGCATGTTCTCTAACAGCTAAAGGATCTTTATAAAAATTATCTACTACCCAAATCCTTTTATTAGCATTTGGATTTACACTAAATCTGTTAGAATGGATAGGTCCATATTCAGATTCTTTATTGTTATCTCTATCTATTATTTTTTTACTCATTTCTTGCTATAAAATATTCACTATTTACTTCTTCTGAATAGAAGTTTAATTTTAACATTCCTTGGTCTGATAGTTTTAAAGTACCTTTATCCATATCTTTATTAGAATTTAGAATATCTTTAAATATATCAGAATCAAAAGGTATTTCTATATCACTTTTAGTTATATTACCTTGAATTTGATATGTAATTTTATTTGAAAATCCAGTATTATCACCAAATATAAACTCACAAATGTTATTCCCATCCATATCTGTAGTACTTGTAAGTAACATATTATTTACATCTGCTAATGCACTTTTAGCTTTAATTAAATGGTCAATATCTTCTCTTTCTAAATCAAGCTCCATTTCAAATGAATCTGGGTCTTCATAGTATGTATTTTTTCCTAAAATAAGAATATCAGCTAATGAGTAGGTTAAATCGAAATTTAAATCAGCAATATGCATTTTAATATACACAGATTTTATTTTTTCTAATGATACCATTAATTCACCATTAGTGATAGATATTAACTTACTTAATTTATGTGTATCAAAAACACCTAATTCTGAATCTTCTAGTGGGAAATTATTATGCTCTATTTTACATACTCTACCTGATTCACCTGCGTAAATAGTTAGTTTATTATCTTTAATTCTCCATTTTACCTGGTTATTTAAACCATTTAGGTAATATTTGGAAATAACTGAGGTTAGTGTTGACTTATTTATCATAACTGGAATATACGAATTTTATTTTAAATTTCAAAGGAACTTAGTGCATTTGTGTAAGGATTTAAATCTAATGACCATTGCAAATCACTAAAAAAACCTTCTAATTTATTTAATAGTATTGAATCAAATACTTTTTGTCTGTCAGCATATCTATTTAAAAAGTCTTGAACCTTTTCTGGTATATCATAATCAAAAAATGCTAATGCTTCTATTTTATAGGGATTATCTTTACAATAAATCCATTTTACTTTATCAGCCATTGTTATTAAATTATGTTTTCTATCTAATTTCCATAATTTTAATAAATCATTATATCTAATAGCTGCTCTTACAGGTGCAGGAGCTCCTTTAAGGATTTCAGTAAACATCTCACCTGCTCTAGCACTCGTACCTGAGTATTTTTCTAATTTTTTAACAGCTGTAGGGTTGCCTAATTTTGCTAATGATATTTTACCACCTAATATTTGTTTTTTAAATACTTTAATTTGATCAATTATACTTGATTTTTCTTCACCTTTAAGTACTTGTTGGAGTATGTCATTAAAAAATTCCCCTAAAATAGGTGGGAAATTTGCTTTCATAAACTCTAAACCTTTAATATCTAAAGTTTCTTTTTCAATACCTTCTTGTTTAGTAATCCATTGTGCGTAACGCCTTGTTGCTCTAAAATAAGCAGATCTAATTACACACTCAGTTTTCATTTCAAGTCTATGTTCTGAGACATTGAAACATTCCTTAGCTAAAATATCATAATGATCTGTAATAACATCTTGATATTTAAGTGCTACTTTTTCTAAAATATCATCCTTTTCTTTATCACTAAATTCTTCAAAATTAGGATATAAGTGAAGTAATATAGGTTCAGCATTAAAATAATTAGAGTCAGTATCCACATATGCACAATAATTTTCATCATCTGCATCACATATCCACCAAGGTGTTTCTTCTAAATGTTTCATTTTAAAATGATCTTTCTCCTGGGATTGGGGGTAAGTTAACTGGTTTGTCACCATTTGAATCTAAATCTGCTCTTTCTTTTAATTCAACTATAAATTTACGGCCTTTTAATCTAAAATGTCCGCCTTGCCTTAACATTTTTCTAAAAAAGTTTTCTTGGGTTTCATTCCATTCTTCACTTAAAAGTATTAAATCATCTTTAATTATTTCTTTCCCATCCACTGTTATGTGCATGTTATTTCTAATTGATTGTTTTTTTAATGCCATATTATTTTCTGTTATAATCGTCTTTTACTCTAACAATATCATCTTCTCCGAAATAAGTTCCGGTTTGAACTTCTATAAATTGAACTATTTCTTCAGTTTCATTCCAAGCTCTATGTTTATCTCCTAAACTTATTTTTATTGATTGTCCCGGCCCTCTGAATAATTTATCATCATCTAAAATAATTGTTAAATTACCTTTAACTACAGTCCATGTTTCTTTTCTTTTGCTATGGTATTGGTATGATAATCTTTGACCTGGGTTTATTGTTATTCGTTTTACTTTACATTCAGGTGAATCTAATAATACTTCATACCAACCCCAAGGTTTTTGTTTTTTTGTTATTACCCAATCAAATTGACTTTCCATTATATTTCTAATTTTAATTCCCCACGCATAACTTTATTCATATGTCTATTAGCGCAAAGAGCTGATTCTTGTATAATTCTGTGGCCAGATAATGTAATTGCTTCACTTAATATTGATTGGTTCATTCCGTACCTAAATGAAGGTAAAGCTGTGGCTCCATATAAACTATTAAGCAAAATTTTCATTGTGTATTGCATTAAATGATTATACTCACCTGCTTCTTTATCCCCAGACTTATATGCTTTTTTCATACGCCCTTTATATAAAACACGTTCTTCAAACCATTTTTTAAGTATAGTTGATAATACTGCTTCTTTATCTGTTCTGAACATTGAACCATTAGCTGCTACAGCTAAATTTTGTGATTCAATTATTTTCACTAATTCTCCAGCTTCAACATTAGTATGACGTCGTTTTCCATTTTCAACTAATAATAAATCTTTAGGATTACGTTCTTTTAAATCGTTAAGGCCCAATCTATTATTACGATCATCTGCATCTATAATACGACCCACGAATGTTTCTTTACCAATGTTAATCGACATAATTATAGATGGATACAGTGATGTTAAATCTTCATCAAACATATACTTGTATAATCCTGCTTTGGGGCAAAAAAGGTATCCTCCAGCATAACCATCTTTCTTTTGAGGGTTAGGTTCTTTAGGTGGTGGGATTATATTTTGAGATAATAAATAAGCTGAAATTGCTCCGTCTTGGGTTACACTATTAGAATAAACTTCACTGTAGTTATGTTTACCTTTATGTGATAAGTTTTTAGTTAAAGCAATATATTGTAGCTTTTCATCTAATTTTTGAAGTATTTCAACATCAACAAAATTATATTGAATAAACTTTTGTATATCGGTTTCAAATAGTTGATCTAAATTTCCTTCATACTCAACTTTATTCATACCAACATATTTCTCTCCAATAGCATCTAGTTTCCAACTTGGTTCATCTTTCCAACTATATTTTTTATGTAAACGAATATAATCAAGTGATTCAACTCCTATAATATCAACAAACTGATTTCGTTTATAGAAAAATTTAGAGAATTTTTTAGATTCTACTTTACCTAAAGGTGATAAATGATCAGCAAATTCCTTACCTATTGTATTACACATTCTATAATATAAATAAGGTATGTCAAAATAATCTGAATTATAACCAATTAAAATATCGGGATCTATATCTCTAATTATTTCAATGAATTTAGCTAGTAATTGACTTTCAGTACTGCAAGGTATAATTTCTTTATTTCTAGCTTTAGTATGTTTAAGTTGATTCTTTTTATCAAGAATTAAAATATGCCAAGTATCTGGTGTTTTATCCCACCAAGCAATTGATGTAATAGGCATTGGGGCACTTTCAATATATTCTTCAGTTAATGCCCCTCCAATTTCACACTCAATATCAAAAAATACTTCTCTATGTCCTGTAGAAGGTACATCATTAATTCCATATCTTTCAACTAGGAATTTTTGATGAAGTTTCATATCATGAAAATGAAGACCAGGAGTATTTTTATCACTATAATTAGGGTTTTTTGAGAAATACCAATTATTTGTATGTTTTAAATATTCACCATTTAATCCAATATTTGTGTGTTCACCTTCCTTACATTCTTGATATGCTATATTTTCATAAGGAATAACTTGATGACCTTTATCTTCTTCCCAAAGATGCATTTCCCAAACATTATGTCCTAATTTTTTACCTTGATAACACTTTTTATACATTAAAAGAATTGTTTTAAATCTGGTCTAAAGTAATTAATTGATTTCATAACTTTTCTATCTCTTGTTCTATATACTACGAATCTTTTCTCCACTTGCTCATAATGACATGGCTCAGCTTGTTCTTTAGAGCGGAGGGTGACAGTTTCCATGGCTTCTTCTTCAGTGCTACAAGACTTCGACATATTATTTGCTTGTACTTCTTGATACGCTGGCCATATCTTATCTTTAAGACCGTGTAACATAGTACCGTTCCCAAGGGAAACGTAAGTAATATCACACAAAGCATCCAAAACTTCCACGATGTCTCCGTTTTCGCAAGCTTGTCTATATTCTTCCAATTCTTCAAGTATAAAGTCGTATACGAATTGCCATTCCTTTTTTTCTGGTATTGTTGGCTCATAATTATTTGGTTTTCCGAACGTACGATTAAAAGTTTCTACTTCCGATACAAACGGAACTTCATTAACCCATACAGGTAATTCTTCTTCTGAAAATAATTTTAATTGTTTGTTCATTTTATTTTATTTTATTTTGAAATTTCATAAATGATCCTTCTTTATCATTTGTTAATCCTCCTACGGTATGTAATTTACAATCTTCTTCGGGCCAAACCAAACTATTATCTTCATTTTCCGCAAACTCTGAAAATTCTTTGCTTTGTAGATAATCTTGCATTGGTTTTGAATCATATTTTTCCCAAGGATAAATTAACCACTCATCACTTTCATGTAAGTCTGCCCATAAATTAGGTTTAAAACAAGAAGTATGGGGTTTATAATGTAAAACAGCTGTATAAACACCAGGTGCTTTTTCTAAAGTAACTCCACTATCTGCTATGTCATCTATTACTAAAGTATTAGGTCCAACAGCCTTTACATAAGGTAAATCTAGTTTATGGGATATCATAACAGCAGGTATTAAACCTCCTCTTGCTATACCATGTACTGAATCTATTAAAGGTAATTCCATTGGGATTTTTCTACATAAATCATCTACTGATCTACTAACATCATCCCAACTTAATTTTAATTTATTTTCACCTATTTTTAACATAACTATATATTGTGACCTCCGTTATTAATTTTTAAACTATCAAAAAATTCTTTTCTAGCTAGGTTATCATTTTCTCTAAACACACCTGATGCTTTAGTGGTTACCATTGCAGCACCTTGGTGTTTAACACCTCTACAACTAACACAATTATGTGTTCCAACTATAGTAACAATAACTCCTTTATTTTCGTCTGTAATTTTATCTACAGCATTATGAATTGCTGATGTTAATTGTTCTTGTATTGCACCTCTTCTACCAAATAATTCTACAATTCTATTTAGTTTTGATAAACCAATTACTTGACCATTTTCTCCTGGTATATAACCTATATGAACCACACCTCCAATTGTTTGGTGGTGATGTGAACACATTGAAGTTAATGGTATATTACGTTCTATAACAATACCGTCATAACCATCTGAGGGGAATGAAGTAATAGGAGACATTGCAGTATATCTACCAGCCCATAAATCGTTTACATAAGCTTTAGCTACTCTACGAGGTGTTTCCATTGAATTGGGGTCATTTCTCCAATCACATTTTAATGCATCTAAAAACTTACCATAAGCCTTTTCTGCATTACTAATCATTTTTAATTTTTGTTTATCTGTAAAGGGAAATCCTTCTGCAACACCATTTGCATAACCTACTTTTACAACTTCTAGTTCTTCGTGAACTTTTCTACGTTTGTTCTCCATTTTCTATATAACTTTTTAATTTATCTATTAATACTAATACTTCATCTGGTTCCATTGTTATGGCACAGCATGTATGTACATTATCTGCTATTTCTTCTAATATTTCTAATGCCTCTTCTTTGTCCACTATACTTCACGTTGGTCTTCAAAAGCAATAATGTGGGGTCTCCATGTCATTCTATAGCCATTATCTCTAACCCAATCAAATAATACAGGATAAGATTTAAATAATGCTTCTCTACTATCTCCAGCAGGCATAAACCATACTTTTTCAGGCTTAACGTCTAATATAGAAATACATTCCATAATTTCAGCTAATGCTCCTTTATCTTTTCCATCCCATACAGGTTTAATATGATAATCTGAATGGTAAGCAATTGATTGTTTTATCGATTCATAATTAAGTCTAAGTTTATTATGTCTATCGATCATTCTTTGATCTGTAACAGCTCCTTGAGGCGTTGATACCCCAAGTACAGGTACACTATTGGAGAACTTAGGACTAATAGAAAGCAAATTAATAGGATAATCAGTTGGTAAGAAATGGCTTCCTTCAGTTTCAATAGTAATGAATATATTGTTTTCATGAGCAAAATGGGTTAATTCGTTTACTAAAGCGGGATGCATTGTAGGAGATCCTCCTGTTAACATCATTTCCTTTATATGAGGGTTATCCTCATATGCTTTAATAATATCTTTAAAATTAAAATGTCCTTTTTCTGGGTGGATGCTCGTATACCAACTATCACACCATCCTCCTTCTCCAAAATAACATCTGTGTGTACACCCTGTAGTTCTAATGACTACTGTAGGGTATCCTGCTCTTGATCCTTCTGATTGTACTGCTGTGTAAATTTCTACAATGGGTAAGTTTTTTTCGTAGTCTGTAACCCTTTTTAATTGCTTGTGCATATTGTTAATTTTTTTAAGTGGTTTTTCATTCACTGTTGTACTTTTATTCACTATAACTTGCTGCATTTTTCCCGTGTTCCATAAATTTCACTCTCGTTACTCTTACTCGATTATCGGTTTCAGCTTTAACAAAACTATTTAATTTAGTATAAATATATTCAGCAAATTTTTCTGCACCAGTAGCTGGGATTATTCTCACTTGGGCTACACCAGCAACTTCCATTTGTTGAAATGCTTTTACTTCAGGATCATCTTCAGCTATAATCATAGTATGATCAAACATATAATCCATCCATGCTTTTGGTTGTTTACCATCAATTAAAGTTTTAGCTCTTTTCATTCCACCAAAATCCCATACCCAATTTCTTTCATCTAATTCTCCTTCAAAATATACTTTAAATGAAATTCCATAACCATGTACAAATCTACAGTGAGTTGTTTCTGCTTTCCATTGACGGAATACTGTAGAAAAACCGTCAAATACTTTGCTTGATTGAAATTTACCCATTATACCAAATTTTAATTTTATCTAAAGGATTATTACCTACTAATCTACTAATTTCATTTCCATTAGCATCTACTTTTACTAAAGTAGGAACATTTCTAATTCCATATTTAGCTGATAATGTTGAATCATTATCTACATTAATTTTTTGGAAAGGTAACCCACTTTTATCCATTACAGGTCCTAACATTTTACATGGACCACACCAGGGTGCACTAAAATAATAAATTTTATTCATATTTAATTTTTAATTGTTATACTAATTCTTCTCCTATTCCAACTATTTCACTCAATATAAGTAAAGTAACTGCAATATCCAAGCTCCACCATAAAGCTCCATAACCTAAAATACGGATACCTGATTTAATGAAACTTATTTGTTGATGCTTTCTTGCATCTGGTAATTCTTGTTTTTTATTTCCCATTTTTTTTATAATCTATTATAAACCCAATTGCTACTAAGAGGTTTAAACCTAAACTAGCAATTATTTCATGAATGTCTTTATAAGTATTTATACTAAGGTGAACATGACCTACAACCCAAAAGGGGATTGCCATTTGTTGACTATACCATATTAAAGAAAATTCTATAAATTTTTTCACTGCCTCTCCTAAAATTAAATGGTACGATGTCTTCTCATTCCGTCCCACTGTACTTTCTTAGATTTACTTAACATACTAAATTTGCTAACTCTCTTATTAAGTTGGTCTCTTTCAGTATTCAATTGAGTATTACCGTTTGTTTGTTCTGATTTTTGCATTGCTAATAATTATTTAATTTATATATTACTATACATATTCAGCAAGAACTTGAACTACATGGGCTTTCGCTACTTCATAATCTACTGGACCAGTTTCGTCTTCATATTGTACAGGGTCTTTCCTACCCAACGCAATAAAAGCTTCAATTCGTTCAACAGATGAAGCAGATTTATAATCACTGTTCCCACTAGGAAAAGGCTTATAACTAGTATTAGTTCTAGAATAGACTTCATCGAATTCAATATTTAATTTGTTACATAATATTTCTCCATCTTGTAAAATACCAAATTTATCAGTATTTAAATAAGGAGTAAAATAACCTACTTTATCAGCATCCCAATTTCCCATTCTAAAAGCTG